ATATCGTCATTCCTCGCCGATGCGCGGCGCACGGCAGCGGATGGGCTTACGTGGCAAGAGTTTGGCTCGCTGTTCGTGTCGCTTCTGCACCTGGTCACGGACACGCTTGACCGCGTCACGTCGTTGAGCGGGCCGGAAAAGAAGGCAATCGCTCTAACGGCCGTGGCTGTGCTTTTTGACACGACTGCCAGCAAGTGCGTGCCGCTCATGGCGTATCCAGCCTGGGCGTTGCTGCGGCCTGCTCTGCGAGCGTTTGTGCTCGCACTCGCCAGCGGTGCCATTGAATCAATGCTCTCTATCGTGAGGACGAAGTGATTACAGCACTGCTCGTGGCGTTTGCCGTCTACGCTCTCTTTGGCCAGCAACTCACCGAGAAGGTGAAGGCGTGGTACGCCACGGCCAAGATGCCAACCATTGACGGCAAGCACGTCGCCGTCGTCGCGTTGCTCGTTGCTGCGGCGCTCTCGTTCATGCCTATCCGCTCGAGCGGGCCGACGCCTGACCCGGCGCCAGTGCCGCCGGATGCGTTCAGCCTGCGTGGCAAGTTTGTCGGGCAGACTGCCGCCGAGGACGCCTCCACGATGTCCGCTCTGTGCGGTGAGCTCGCCGATTGCATTGAGTACGACGGCTCGCACGACCAGCGTCTAAAGACGGGCGTGGCGTTTGATGACTTGCGGATTGCTGCCCGAGAGATGCGGTGCAAAGGCGAGTCTATCGGTGCCCGACAGCCACAGGTAAGGGATGCAGTCCACAAGTTCCTAGACGATGCCGTGGGCTCGTCTGGCGGGCCGGTAACGCCCGAGAGCCGTGCCGCTTGGGTTGAAGCACTCCGTGACCTGTCGAGGGCTGCAGCCGATGTCACGAAGTAATCGCTGGTCAGTCGGTGCCGTCACGTTTGTCATTGCTATGGCGATTCTCGGCGTGCTCGTCGAGCGTGCCACTCGCCGCACGGCTGACGCTATTGACGCAAGGTTCGGCTATACGCCTGACCCGGCAGGCACTCGGCAGTTCTTGGACACGCTTGGTGACGAGAAGTTCTTCAGCCAGGCGGGTGCCGAGGCTATGAAGGAAGCCAAGGGCGTTGACACGTTTCTGTACCGGCAACTTGATGCCGCCCATCGGGCACGCTACGGCAAGCCGTTTGTGGTTGGCAGACAACTCATTGGTGACTGCACCAGCTGGGGCGGAATGCACGCCGTGGCGGTTGCCGATGCCGTGTCATGGTCTCTAGGGAAACTGCCCGAACCTCCGCTGCTTCCAGCGACTGAGCCGCTGTACGGAGGTGCTCGAGTAGAAGCGCGAGGCAAGCCGGGCGACGGTGCCCAGCCTTACGGCGGGTTTTCAGACGGTGCCACCGGCTACGGAGTCGCCAAGTTCCTCCGAGAGTTTGGCGTTGTTTACCGGCAGAAGTACCCGACAGCCGACCTGACCGAGTATTCCGGCGAGCGTGCGAAGCAATGGGGAGCCTACGGCTGCGGAGGCCAGGGCGACGCAGGCCGCATGGATGCCGAGGCGAAAAAGCATCCGTTGCGTCACGTTGTTGCCGTCCAGACATGGGCTGAATTGGCGGCAGCGATTGAGTCGGGCTACCCGGTGACGCTGGCGAGCTCGCAGGGCTTTCAATCTGTCCGCAACAAGGACGGCATCGCTGAAGCATCCGGCACTTGGATGCACCAACAAGTAGCGATTGCGATTCGCCACAAGAAGAACGGCTCACCTGACGACTTGGTGCTGATCTTGAATTCGTGGGGTCCAAACTGGATCGCAGGCCCGAAGGTTCCGGCAGACATGCCAGACGGCTCGTATTGGGCTCGTCGCTCTGTCGTTGAGAGTCGGATGCTTGAGGACGCTTGGGCCATCGGCGACACGGACGGATTCAAGTACCGCGACATCCACAATGGAAACTGGCTTTCGCCTTCACCAAACTAGGAGACACGCATGGGTCTGCTTCTCTGGCTCGTATTCGGCGCAATCGTCGGCGGCATTGCCAAGTGGTTGATGCCCGGCAAGTGCCCGCAAGGCTGGCTTCCGACGATCGCTTTGGGCGTGGTCGGCTCGTTTGCCGGTGGCCTGCCGTTCGGCCACGGCTCCGCTGGCCTGGTCGGTAGCGTCATCGGTGCCTGCGTCGTCATGTTCCTCTATTCGATTTGGAGTGACGACAAGTGAACAACCGAGAACTCCGCATTGTTTCGATTGCCGTGCTGGTGGCGGTTGCCGTGACGTGGGCCGCAGCGACATCGGACTACTCGCCAGTCAAGCCCACACCAGACCGCCCGGTCCTGCGATTCCTCGCACGGGTGGCAAAACTGGGTTTGTGGGTCATGGCTGTTGCCGACCCCCCCCCGGCACAGCAGCACTACGTCGTCCATGCTCGCGTGGATTCTGACGGGCACCGAGTCCTCAATCACGGACAAGGGTGGTGACGCATGTGGCAATGGCTGCTTTCCGTTCTCGCTGCTCTGTCTGCCGACCCTGCCCAGATTGACCGTGAGGCTCCACGGGCCTCGGCGGCTGTATCGGCAGCGTATGCCGCCGTGGCTCCCGAGAAGGCTCCAGAGCCCCAGCCAGAGCCTCCCAAGCCCAAGCCTGCCGTCTGTGCTGACTGCGGAGGACGGGGCTATATCGTCCACGGTGACGGCCACAGGACCGCCTGCCCGACGTGCGGCGGAAAGGCTTCCGGCGCGTCGTCCACGCCTGATGCACCACCACGGCCTGCGGGCGGGAGGTGACGGTGGGCGACGCGCCGGGCGGAATGCTGCCGCACCTGCGCAGCCGACTGAGGCAGGAGATAGGGCCGCGTGCCGTCAACGCCGGGCGTGCGTTTGACGAGTTCGTGGACGCTATCTGCCGATGCTGGAACGTCGAGCACTGGACAAAGCTGGCACGCTCGCAGCCAGAGTCCGAGATGTCAGCGGTGAAGGATTGCAAGGTGCTCATCGCCAAGGTCCGCGAGGATGTTGAAGCGATGTGGGGCGACTCCGAGCAGCTGCGGTCTCTCTACTCCAGCGTCGGCGAGCAGACCGTTGGCATGTTTGCTCGTCTCTGGTTTGAGAGCATGGCCAACCGGACATGGATGCGGCAGGCGTGCAGAGAAGCCCGCAGAACTTGACCGCTCTGCAACACTCACCGCATGGGCGAGGTTCAGCGGTCACTTTACGCCGACGAGGATTTGCCGCCAGCGAAGGGCAAGCGTCGCCGCATGCCTGCTCGGCTCGCTCCCGAGATGCGGAAGTTTCTGACCACGCTGGCCCGCATCGGTGCTCGAGTAACGTGGACGATTGAGCTGCTCTACAACCCGAGCATCGGCGGCCAGGGCGAGCTCTGCGAACGTGCCAAAGCAGGCGACCACACGCTCGTTCTTGACACGGTACGCGAGGTGGAATATCGGGCGTCGCAGCTTGGCGACGACATTGAGGCGTTCATGACGCCACCGAGCAAGCTGCCAGCCGATCCGGGCCATCCGTCACGGGTGGACGCAATGGCCCGGCGGCAAGCAGCGAAGCAGCACTTGTTTGACTGATACGAAACCTCGGCTCTTGTGCGTCAGGGCAGAGGTTTTGTAGCGGGTGGCGGATCTCCAGTAACGTACTTCCTGCCGGACGCTTCCTGCTCCTCGTGCAGCATGCGAATGATGCTTGAGCGTATTGTGCTCTTCTTGGTCGCTGCTTCTTCTCGCAGCAGCGCAAGAAACATTTTCTTGTCCATGCAGGCGTCCGTTAGATGCACTGGCCTGCCAGAAACTTCGCAATTTGGCTCATGCGGCGACATTCGCACGGCGTCAATCACGATATTGCCATCAACAAATCGAAAATCTACGTCTAGATGTGGACACACCTTTCGTGGACGTTTTGTGGCTGGAAGGCCACGCACGTAGCCAAAGTCCTGACGTATCTCAGTCTGCGGCGTAAAGCATTGCAGGGTTCGGCGTCCGCAAGAAATCACCCACGACTCATTACGAGTCCACACGATTCCTGTGCCCATGAACATTGAAAACAGCGACATTGCACGGTCCCTCCTTTTGGGGATGCTACCGCCGTGCAATGCCGATGACCAGATTGGCGTCACGCCTCGGGCTTTTCCGGCGGCTTGTCGATCGGTGGCAGGTAGTCCAGATTGGATTCCCGTCCAGTGATCTCTTCATCGTAGTAGTGGGTCTCAGCCATCTCCTCGCTGCTGTGGCCCAGCTGCTTCTTTGCCGATATCCCAGCCCGTTTCAGGTAGCTGGCCGTGGACTTGCGGATGCTGTGGAAGGGCTTGTAGGGCACGCCAGCCGTCCGGCAGAGCACCTTGAGGCTCGGGTAAATCGACAGCGGCTCACGATCGTCCAGCCAAGGCCACACACGCTCGCCTGGAGCCCCTTTCTGCGTGGCCAGCATCTTGGCAAGGTCGGGTGTGATCGGGCGTGTAATCGTCTCCCGGTGGCCTTTACGGGTGGCAGCCAAGAAAGTCAGCGTGTGACGCTCAAAGTCCACCTCAGACCAGCGGAGCTCAAGCACTGCACCGATCCGCTCGCCAGTCTGAAACATCGCCTGCAGCTTGGTCGTCCAATACCAGCAGGCTGGCTTGCCGCAGATTAGGCCTTTCCGATGCCGGGCCGCCTCGACCAGCTTGGCGAGCTCGTCAGCCTTGTAGGCCTTCGGCACGGGCTTGGGCACCTTGGGCCTGGCGTAGTCTGGGAAATCAATCAATTCTCCGTTGGATCGCTTCCAGCGTTTCTTTGCCAGCCAATTCCACAAAGTGCGGATCTGGGCGGAATCTTTCGCCAGCGAGGCCGGGCCAACCATCTTCCACTTGCTGTGCTGAGTGGTCCGCCTCCAGCGAATGAACTTGGCAACGGTGAGATCATCAAGGTCATCCACGACCGGCTCACGCCCGAGGAAGTCTCGGAACCGTGCCAGCGTCGCCAAATACATCAAAACCGTCCTGTCACAAATGTCCTTCTGTGGTGCAAATCGCTCAATCAACAGCTCTCGCAGTTCCATTTTCTCGTCTCCTCTTTTGGGTTTGGGAGGCGATCTTAGCGAGTAGTGTACAAATGTTCAAACTTGACCCCATCCGCTAAAACAATCGCCAGCTTTTACGGCTGGCGATACTGTACAGCGTTTCTAGTGAACTGACATAGGACGGGTTTGATCGCGGACCAAGGTTGTCCGCAGAGGTTGGTCTAACTGGCGGTATCTGGTAGTATCTCAAGGATGGTAAGCATGGCTCCCGAAAAGATTGACGGCGGCGAGTACCTGACAGTCCGCGAGGCTGTCGATTTGATGGGCTGCACCGAAGGATGGGTGAGGATGCTGCTTGGCACCGGCAAACTGCAGGGCAGGCGGTTTGGCGAGCGAGTCTGGATGATCCCCGTCGAAGCGGCCCGCAAGGCTCGAGATAACTTGAGCACCAGGTCGGTTGGCAAGAACCACCTGGCAAAGCGGCCAGCCGCCAAGCGGAAGAAATCCGCCAAGAAGAAAAAGAAGTAGCGTTTCCACGCTGGAAACGTCGTCAAAAAATCTTTTTCTTAACTCTTGACAGCCTAACTAACGATACCCTAGAGTGTCGCTCGCACGTCAGGAATCTCTCGCCAAGGATGGCCCGATGAAACGTCTTCTCGACCGAATCATCCACTCGCTCGTCATGATCCGCCTCGGGCAGGAACTTGGCACCGACTCTGAGATTGCTCAGTCGCTGGCCAGCTGCATCGACTTTCTCGCTGCCACTCTTGCACGAGTTTTCGCTTGACGAACTAACGCTACCCAATACCCAAAACATGGAACTAGAAACCCTGTCTAGTAGGTTGACGAGTGACTGATCGTTTGTACAGTAGGCCCACCAACACGAAGGAGAAAACCACATGGCCCACGAAAACGAATACGCCGGTGCGATTGCTGGCATGGCAGAGACCTACGGCTCACGCTGGCACGACACGACAAACACGCCCGCTGTTGGCGACTTCGTCTCTGGCTTGACCGCCGGGCGACGCTGGAGCGGTCACGTTCAAGCCGTGGAGGGAGACCGCATGGTTGTGGACGTTGAGGGTGCTTGGCTGTCGGTCAGCACGCAAGACATCACGCACTAGCGGGCAAAACACAAAGCGCCCCTCTGGGGGGGGGGGCGCTAGCGCGAGGGGATTGCGCGATGGTGAACGACTGAATATCAATCTCCCTCAATCGGTGATCACTCGCAGTGAGGACCGCAGGGGGAGGGAGCAAGTAGTCACAACACACAAGGTCGCTGGCCTGTCTCCTCGGCGCCGAGGGGTGCAAAATCCGCAAGGCACAGGCCAGCCACCCGTACACAGGAACGCTCGCCAGCAGGACGCAGACGAGCGGAAAGGAGCCGGTGGAACCGGAGCAGCAGGGACGCACTTGACCACCCGGTGAGCATGACGCAGAGCCGGGCATTTTCCAGATTCCAGAAATAGGAAAGGACACGAAATATGAGCACGGAAATCAGCACAGCACGGGCCAGCACAGGGCTGGCACTTCAATCGTTTGATGACGCTTTCCGCTTCGCCAAGATGGTGAGCGGCAGCGAGTTCGCCCCGAAGGATTTCAAGGGCAAACCAGAGAGCTGCATGCTGGCGATCCAGCACGGCAGCGAAGTCGGTCTGTCACCGATGCAGAGCTTGCAGTCGATTGCCGTCATCAACGGCAGGCCGACCATCTGGGGAGACGCCGCTCTCGCCCTGGTGCAGTCCTCGCCTGTCTGCGAGTACGTCAAGGAATACGTCGAGGGCCAGGGCGACAATTTGACAGCCGTTTGCGAGTGCAAGCGACGCGGCTACCCAGCGCCGACAGTCAGCCGGTTCAGCATGGCTGACGCCAAGCGTGCCGGGCTCGCGGGCAAGGCCGGGCCGTGGAGCCAGTACCCGGAGCGGATGCTGGCCCTGCGTGCTCGAGGATTCGCCCTGCGTAACGCTTTCGCTGACGCTCTGCGGGGTCTCATCACCGCCGAGGAGGCACAGGACTACCAGACGCACAACGTGGCAGAGACGCCACGCCAGCCCGTCGAGATCCGGCCCAAGTTTGACGGTGTCATCCCGCTCAAAACGCCAGCCCCATCGGCTCCCGAGTTCACGCCTGTCGAAAAGGCCCGGCTCGCAGTCAGTCGCGCCCAGACGCTTGAGCGTTGCGACGTTCTGCGGAAGCAGGTTACCGAGCGACTCGCAGACGGCACGTTCAGCCAGGCGGAGCACGACGAGCTCGTGGGCCTGCTGGTGACGAAGGCGGAAATCCTCATCGGCAGTGAGAGCGAGGTGCCAGCATGAGGGAGCGAATCAATCAAGGTTTTCCGCCGACCAGCTTTGACTGGCAGCAACATGAGGCACGACTGGACGACCTATCGCCGAAGGTGCTTCGCAACCGCGTGAAGCCAAGCGGCAAGCCAGCGCCGTTGCCTGAGCTCACTCAAGACCAGGTGACAGGTCGTGCCGCATCGCTTGAGAAGGCTCTGCGGCGGCTCGTTGAAGCGTTTGACGTTGTCGCATGGGATTCACGCTGGACGAGCCGTCTGAATGACGCTCACAGCTACGGACGCAAGGTTATTGAAGAAGCATCAACGTGGACACAACCAGAGGAACAGCCGGGCACGCCATTGCCTGCAGACGCTGACAGCATCGGCGTCATTGGTCGCCAAGCGGACGGTGGCGAGTAACTACCGCAGCTGCGGCCTGCACCTTCTCCGTAGGTGACGCAGTCGCGCCGGGCGTAACCCGGCAAA